AAGTCCCGTTCTACCATAGACCCGAAGACCTACGACAAGATGAAAAAGAAGAAAGGTGGCTTCGCACCTAAACGGAAAAAGAAATAATGCCTATTCGCAAAACAAAGAAAGGCTACAAAATAGACAAGACCAAAGGTTATTCCAAAACAAAGAAGGAGGCAACCAAAAGGCTTCGCGCCATCAAGGCTTCCCAATCAAAGAAGAAAGGAGGAGGCTATGGCAAAGCCAAGAAAAGGTAAAGCAAAAGTCAAGGTCGTCAAAAACAAAAAGACCGGTAGAACTAAAAAGGTTTCCTACGGTCAGGCTGGCAAAGCAAAGGGCGGTGGTCGTCGTGTGAAGCCGGGAACAAAGAAGGGCGATTCTTATTGTGCTCGTTCTTATGGAATAAAGAAGCGCTTGTCAAAGAAAAAGCAGAACGACCCGAACACGCCCAACAACCTTTCTCGTAAGCGTTGGAGATGTAAAGGCAAAAAGTCTATGAAATAAAGTCTTTACAAACTTTCTATGACTATTTACTCCATAGCAAGTAGAATGCTATTAGGAGGTTTGTTATGAAGAAAAGAACTTATGGTTCAAAGACTATGCGACAGAAGAGAGCAACACACACGGACAGGTTGAATGCCTGCCAGACTTGGCACGAGGTAGAGAGCCTGCCGTTTTATGACGACTGGATCAAAACAGTTCCAATAAACTTGGACTGGATTCAAACCCAGCCTTACCTTTCGCAAGTGGAACCAGACAGCAGACTACGCTACGAAGAACTTTGTGATCAAATAGACGACTGCCTAAACGACCGTGAAAGATCTGTGTTTTATTCAATAGCAGAGGAACGCAAGTCGCTTCGTCTCCTCGCAAAAGAAATGGGCTGCTCCCACCAGACAGTCCAAAACATCTACAAGAAGGCAAAGAACAAACTACAAAAAAGGTTGGAAGACTGGCGTGCCTAAAAAAATAGACAGAACAGTAGCAGAAAGACAAAGGCGCTACAAGCAGCGCCACTATGTAAGAGAAACCCTTCGCCTAAAAACACACCGTCTATTTGAACAACTCTACAAAAAGGTTACACCCTACCATCTGTTTGACCGAATAGAGGAGGATTTGACAAACCTTTTTATTAGTGAAGGTTCTACGACTGAACTTGACGACGAGCCTGCCTCGCAAGAATAACAGGCTTTTAGTCGGGTCAATAACGGAAGGGTCAAAATGAAATCAACACAAGCAAAACGCGCCATCTCTTCTATTAGGAAGGGAGACATAACCAAGACGCTTGAAAACATTATTTCCGCTCTTATTGAGAAGTTTGACGAAGAAGACTGGAAGAGCGCGAAGGTGCAGGATCTTATTTCTTTGCTTGTTCTTTACCGAGGAACGCAGTTGGAAGACGCCAACGGTTCCTCTGCCCTTGACACTTGGCTTGTTTCAGTTTCTAAAAAAACTAATAAATGAATCCAGCCATAGACAAGGTGCTCTCCGATCCGGTGGAGTTTGTTTCTCGTCTTCGCATAAAAGACAAGAAAGGCAAATACAAGACTTTTGGAAATGTTCTAACGGACGAGCAGATCCAAATAATCCAAGCAATCACCGACCCAGAAATAGACCGCATTGCTATTGTAAAAGCACGACAACTCGGCATTACGACCGCGTGTCGTGCTGCTTTATTTTGGGAAACCTACACGAGCAACCGTTCCATAAACTCGGCACTCTGCTCTAATAAACTTGGTTCCGCAACAGAACTTCTAAAAATAGACAAGCGTTTCCTAAATAATCTACCAAAGCCTATTCGTAGAACCTGTGCCGAGCGTGTTGATCGCATGGTCTTTCCCAGCACGGACAGCACTATTCTCGCTGTGTCCGCACAAGGCGACGGACATAACCGAGGCTTCACCTTCAACCACGCACACGCCAGCGAGTTTGCTTTCTACGACCACCCAGAAGAGTTCTTGGCTTCGCTTATTGCTTCTACCAACGACGGCAAGATTATTTTGGAAAGCACAGCCAACCACTACGGAGACGCGCTACACAACATAGCAAGAACGAATCACTATGACGAAAGGTGGAAAGTTATTTTTCTTCCTTGGACTACCTTCCCACAATACTCGCTGAAACTACCAAAGGGCGGAATAGAGTGGGACGCGAAAGAACTAAAACTAATGGAAGACTTTTCGCTCACACCCGAGCAGGTCTATTGGCGTCGTAGAAAGATCGGTGAAATAAAAGACGAGCGTTTATTCCGCCGTGAGTTCCCTCTTACTATTGAAGAGGCTTACTCGTTGAGCGAAGAGAACTACTTTGCCGAAGAACATTTCCAGCATTTAGACATAGTAGAAATAGGGCACAGTCCTATTCAGGTCATAACCGAAAGAGAAACCAGCGATGTTTATGTTTGCGGTGTTGATCTTGCTGCTGGTGTAGGGGGCGACTATTCGGTTGCTACTGTTGTTTCTAAACTTACAAGTGCCCCAGTTGCTATTCTTTCGTCTAACAAAATGTCCATCCACGATTTCACAATAGCGACTATGAACCTTGCCAAAAGGTTTGATGCACAAATAGTTTTTGAAAACAACCACGGTGGCGGGCAGTTCCAAGAGATTCTAAACAATAACTCTTGGCGGAACTGGAAGTCATTTACGACAACAGCAAAGTCAAAGATGATGCTCTATGACTGCCTGCGAACCTACTTGGAAGAAAACCTTATTGCTTATTTAGACCAGCCTACTTATGCTGAAATGAGAAACCTTGTGAAGGATCCAAAGGGTCTTGCTCCAAAGCACCCACCGGGTTCCCACGACGACCGTGTTATTTCTTATGCCCTTGCTCTCTACCACCTACAAAGTGTTTCCACACCTCGCACAGACTACGACAAGTGGATCGCACAGGTCAAGCGAGAGCAAAGAACGGCAAACAAAATAAACCCACTTATGAGAAACCACCCTCTAAAAAGGAGACGCTAAATGGGACTCAACCAAAAAGAACTTTATTACCTAACTTCCCAGCATAGAGAATACTGGGACAGACAGAGAGAAAGAATGTCTGCCTACACGAGCGCCTACAAGTGCTCTATGTTTGGCAGCGAAAGAGACAACGCCTTCAACAGAAATAGTTTTATTTCCGTAGAGACAGCGGACGCTTATGCCTACATTGAGGGCTTTATTGCTTCGCTTTATTCCAAGGCACCAGCCCTAACCGTAGGTGCTGACGCACAGAACAAGGGCGACCCAGAGGTCGTTGAGGCTGTCGTCAATCGTTTCCTCTACGACAAGATTGACATTGTAGAACAGGGACTACGCTACGCACTTCTTTACCCTTATTCGTTTTTCAAAATGGGTGTGCTTGACCGAGACAAGGTTATTGATTCGGTTGCTATTCGCGCCGTTCATCCTTGGGATGTTGTCGTTGATTTTGAGGCAGAGGACTTTGCTGCTTCCCGTTTCATAGGACACCGCTACTTCCTGCCCTACAACGAGGCAAAAGAAAAGTTCCCAAGTGTCAAGTTCAACCCTGTCGCAAAGGAGGAATACTTACGCTATGTTGAGTCTGCCAAGGGTTCTGTCGGCTACGAGAACGCCGACTATGACGCTGCTGTTGCTGGTTTTGATGGAAGTAAGTTGTTGTCTTATGTTGAGATCTACGAATACTACGACCTCATGGAAGACGAACTTATTTTCTATTCCCCGTCAGCAGAGCGTCAAAACAAGATCATAGACACAGTAAGCCCTATTCCTTTCCGCAAGCAGGACGGTTCGCCCTGTCCTCCCCTTGCTCCTATTTACCTTTCCTATTCCCCAGAGGCACCGCTCAAAGGCTTCTCCTCTATGGCAAGGATCTACGACCAACTCTACGAAATCAACAACCTACGAACCGTTTGGGCTAATGGTCTTCGCAGAGACGCACGCATTTATGTCGCACAGAAGGGAGCGCTTGACGAAGAGGGCAAGGCTATTCTTGCCCAGAACATAGACCAGTCGGTCGTTGAGTTGGATGTGCCGCCTGACAGCGATGCTCGCAATGTTATTGTCCCGCTCGCCACAGCCACCTACTCGCCTGACTATTCTATTTACAAGGCTGAAATCCGTGCTGACCTTGACCGTGGTTCAGTTATGGCTCCTTTCACCAGAGGCGTAGCGACACAGGCAAGCGCCACAGAGATCGCTGCTCTAACTTCTTATGCGAATAGTGAAATAGGAAGGCTTGCTCGCTTCTTCCACAGGGCTATTGAAATGTGTGGAGAGATCTACCAGTCTCTTATTTTCCACCTTCTTATGACTGGCGAGGACGCAGACGAGACAAGAGAGGTTGTTCTTATTGACTACAAGCCCCGTGTTATTTCACCAGAGGCTTTCTCCGGTAAGTTCCGCTACTCTTTCGCAGACCAGTCCTCTTCGCCTATTACAACAGCGGTGAAGAAGGCAACCATTATGCAACTTATTCCTACGCTTGGGGAACTGGGAGCACCACCAGAGGAACTACTTTCTTACATTATTAGCACCTTTGATTTGCCCGAATCCTTTATGAAGACACAGGCAACCGCAGAGCCACAAGGCGTAGCGCCCGGTCTAAACGAGGACGAAGCCCCAGCCGAAATGGGTGAGGCAGGACTGCCTGTCGGTGGTGGTAGAGCCGCTGCTGCTATTAGAAGCGAAGGGCAGGAGCAGATCGCAACGCAGATGGAGGAAGCCTAATGCCTATGTATGAGTGGGTGGGTGTAGAGACAGGTCGCTCGTTTGAAATGATCTGTTCCTACAAAGACCGACCGGAAAAGATGTTTGACCCAGAAACAGGTGAGGAGTTTAGACTAAAACTTTCTGCTCCCAACTTTTCCAAATCAAACCTGAACTCTTGGGCTGACGGTCTTTCGCATAAAACTTACTATGATCCAAAGTTGGGTCAAACTATTTTTGGTGAGGCTCATAAGGAACAGGTTCTAAAAGCAAGAGGTCTTGTTAGAGAATCGGATCTTCCAAAAGGTTTTATTGAAGAGAGAATGGAAAACACCATTCGCGCACAGGAAGAGGCAGACAAGCAGAGTGATCAGTTTGTAGAAAGACTAAAACATTATGGCTTGGACAAGCAAGGTGAAGACACCGGTGCTCGCATCAAAGCCACAGAGGCTTTCTGGGCGGAACAGGTTCCGCTTGGAGACCTATGCAACAACCCCGAAAACTATGGCGTTCAGCCGAAGGAGAACTAAAATGGCAGACATGTTAGAAAGCACACCAGAGGGTCGTGCTATGGGAGCAGCCAAGCAGGCTATTCCCCTTATTGAGGAAGGACAGGCATTTATGGACGAGAGCCTTGGGGCGGTTACACCAACCGGCACCTACTCTGCTCCTCGTCTTGCGTCCGTAGCAAAACTAATCAATAAGTTTGCTGGGATCGTAGAGGCACCTATTTCAGTCCCAACCGAGTTTGAGGCTGTAAAGAACGCGCCTATGCCTATGGATCTTGTGAAGGGTCTTATGGGAATCAAGTCAGCAGTAGAGGCTTTTGCTGCCGCTATGCCCGAAGAGGTTGGCGACTTGGAGATCCCAGAGATCAGCGAGTTGGTAAGTGATGCTGATGTAGCGCTCGCCGTAGCACAGATCGGCAAGGTTATTGACTCAAAGGAGTTTCAGCGTTTTCTACGAACCGAAGAGCCAACTGTGGCTGTCGGCGTAGAGGTAGAGGTTGAGCCAACACCCGAGCCCGAGGAAGAGCCAGAGGCAGCCGAGGATGTTGATGAAGAACTTGCGATCATGGAATCGCTTTAACAAATAGGAGTAAATAAACCATGAACGACACGAAGCACTCTAACGCGCCCGTAGAGGCGTCCAAAGAACAAGCCGAGGTCAAGGCACCAGAGAATAAGTCAAACGCCCCACAGGGGCAAGAGAGCGTTGCACAGCAGGCGTTTTCCCTTGACGCTCTGCTTGACAAGCACCTACCCGGCGAAGAGTTCAAGCAGGACAAGCACAAGGGCGTTGATTACAATAAGGTTTTAGAGGAACTTCCCAGCGATGCGAAGAAGTTGATCCAAAACCTACGAGAAGACTACCG